GGCCGTTTCTGATTTGACCCTGGATAAGCAGATCCTTCGCGAGGCCGCCAAGGGAAACTTCTAAGCCCCGCACGCCGCCGCGCTTGCGTGGATCATGTGATTAAGGAGCTGGGGGTCTCGGAACGCCGAGCCTGCCGGGTTCTTGGTCAGTACCGGTCCACGCAGCGCAAGGTGCCTACGACGCCAGATGATGAAGCCGCCCATTGCCCACCTGGAAGACTGTTCCATGGTGCACTACACACTACAGATATCCGAGTACCTTCTCATGCTAGAGAGCATGGGCTTCCGCGCCGGTACCGGACGCATTATCCACTTCCCACCTGTACTTCCCATCGCTCCCCCTGGAGCGTTACCACCTCCGCCGGTGATCTATCCCGTTGCATATTGGAAAAAAGATGTAATTTCCATGCTGCAACAGTTACCACATGGCTAAATCCAGACGATTACAGCAATCTCCCCTGTGCAACGAGAAGGCCCTGGCCCAGGCAGTGGCCGAAACGGGAGAGACACCCAAATTTGTCCGGGACATACTGGACTTCCACGCTGACTTTATTGCCCAGAAGATCAAGGCTGGTGGCTTTGAATCGGTATCGATCATTGGTTTCGGTACCTTCCAGCCCAAGTTGTCCAGGCTGGCGGCGAAGGGCTATGGCAAGGCGCCAGCGTTTACCCGGCGGATCTACGGTGGCGAACCGTACGGTACCGCACTGCCGAAGGAGGGCACGAACGATGCGACTACTTAGAGTCAACGAACAGTATGAGGTGGAAGTGGAGCCCTGGGTGCTGCTGGTGCCGGAGTTCTCCGTTCTCTTCAAGCGTGACAAGGGCTCCCCTGGCGACTACCGTGGGGACAAGAAGCTCATTGCCCGCAAGCAGGTGGCCTACGTCTACTTCATGGTAGACTTCACCAGCCCCATCCGGGAATGGCCTGATGAGGCATTGAAGCAGGCGGAGGCGCGTAGGTATACCGGGCTGGAGGAAGACCAGATCGATGACCTGGTAGAAGCCGCGGTGGACTACTACATCGACCTACAGTACAAAGCAGCTCCTTCCCTGAAGACGCTGGAATCCATTCGCAAAGGGCGTGATGGCCTGAACAACTACTTCGAGGGCATCAACTTCAAGGCCACTGACAAGCTCAATCGCCTGATCAACAATCCCAAGGACTACATCGATAGCATCGCCCGCATGGGCATGATGGACGATGCCATCAACAAATACGAGCGTCGCGTGTACGAAGAGCTGAAAGCGGCGGGTACCGGTGTACGTGGCAAAGGAACCTTGGGTGGCCAGGAGGGCAAGCGACGGGAGAAAGCAGTGTGGCGGGAAGGCGGACCTCCGGCGGGTGATCCGGATATAGCGGACCTTGAAACCCAGGAGGTATAGATGTTCCGAAAGCTCGTCAATACCCGGGTCTTCTCCGAAGCAGCGCAGGACTTCCGACGCAACAAAGGCCATTATACCCTGGCACCCAATGGGTCCCGGGAGTACGTGGAATACTGGAATATGCAGGAGGAACGCTGCCGCGATGGCTACAAGGTCGGTGATCTGTGGATACCGGGCCGGCACTACTTTTACCTCAACTTCACCCCCATCCTCAAGATACCCGATGAGCTGCTGATCAAAGTGCTCAGCGAGCAGCGGGACAAGCGTGGCAAGCTCGGCGCCCAGACCATGGAGAAGATACTGGAGTTCCCCCGCTTCTATGAGATCGATTACGAATGGTACCGGTATAAGCACGTGGCCTGGAACGGCGGTAAGTTCCGCGACGTGGTATCGCTTGGTGCCCAGCACATCTGCTGTGCCAAAGCCCGTGGTGCCGGTTTCTCTTACAAAGAGGCCTCTGACGGCGTGTACAACTACACCTTCATCCCCGACAGCAAGAGCTATTACTTTGCCGGCATCGAACAATACCTCAACAAAGATGGCATCCTCAACAAGGTCGAGGGCATGCTGGATTTCATCAACGACAACGTGCCGGAGTGGAAGCAGAACCGGATGAAGAAATCCACGACCATGCACCAGGTAGCTTCGTACATCGATGAGGCCGGCGCGGTACACGGCAACAAGTCGGAGATCATTGGTGTGGCGGTAGACAACGCGAATAAGACCCGTGGTAAGCGTGGTAGGAAGATTGTGTTCGAGGAGGCGGGCTCCTTCAAGAACCTGAAGGCAGCACTGGCGATCTCCATCGGTTCTATCTCCGATGGTGGATTCACCGTGGGACAGATCTCGGTCTTCGGTACCGGCGGCGAGGAGGGACCCAGCATCGAGGGCCTGGAGGACATCTTCACCCAGCCACGGAACTACAACATGCTGGCATTTAAGAACAAGTGGGAGGAAGGCTACGAGGCTACCGAGTGTGGCTACTTCGTGCCGGCCACGATGATCAATCCCATGTTCATGGACATCGAAGGCAACAACGATGTGCAGGCCGCGATGGAGTACGAGCAGGGGCAGCGGGCGCTGAAAGAAGCGGCGAAGGATTCCAAGGAATTGGATCGGAGAAAGGCCGAGTACCCCATCTATCCCAGTGAAGTATTCCAGCGGATGGCGAAGAATCCCTTCAACCGGGCAGAGGCAGAGAAGCAGATCAAACGCATCGAGACCAACCGGGGTATCCAGGCGCTCATCCGCTACGGGGAGCTGGTGTCGAAGTCCTCCGAGGAAGGCGGTGGCTGGGAATTCCTGATCAAGACCAAGGCCGAGGCCAAGCCGGTGGAGGAGTACCCACATGATCAGAAAGGAGACCTGGAAGGCTGCATCACCGTGGTCGAACGGCCTTACCAAGACCAGAATCTGCACACACCAGAAGGCATCTACCAGATAGTCTTCGACCCGTATTACAAGGAAGAAAGTGATGACCTGACCTCGCTCTTTGCCTGCTACGTGATGAAGCACTACAACAACATTGACCCAGTGAACAACAACACCGCGGTGGCCTGGTATGTGGGCCGACCACGGGACATCAACCGGTGCTACGAGGTGATGTACAAGCTCTGTATGTGGTACAACTGTAAGGCACAGGGGGAAATAGCCGGTGGTGGCCAGGGCGTCTATGACTGGTTCCGTACCAACCGGCTGCTGCACATGCTGGAGTTCGAGCCAGAGAGCCTGATGAACACGATCATCACATCCAAGAAGAACAAGAAGTACCTCATGAACATGCCCACGGAGCGGAAGCGCATGGGACTAACGTACTTGGTCAAGGACCATATGGACCCACGCGGCATAGACGAACAGGGCAATATGGTCTTCCAGATACACAAGGAGTATGACATTGGTTACTTGCGGGAAATAGCTAAGTTTGATGGCAAGAAGAATGCGGATCGCATCTCTGCCAGGATCATCTGGCAGTTCCAGCGGCGTGACAGGGTCGAACAGGTGATCCGGGAAGCGGAGAATCGGGAAGGCTTCTACGAACGGGAGCTGTTCGGTACCCGCACCAGCGGAGACGATGAACCGGAGGTCATTCAACTATACGACTAAACCACCCACATGCCTTTAGAGCCATCGCAGCAGTACAAACAGTCTACCACCATTGCCACCGGCAGACCCCTGCAGCGCATCCCCTGGGCAGACAAGATCAAGGACGAGAAGCAGTGGTTCAAGAACAACATCGAATACTATCTTTCCCTTTCCAACTTCAACTTCGACGGTACCGGTCCAACGCGCAAGGACTTGCGGCTGCTCTACCAGGTGTACAATAGCCAGTTTCCTTCCCGTTGGTTCAGCCATGTGACCGATCCCTTGTCAGCGGAGAAGCCACAGCACCGGAAGTTCCCGGCCAAGATACGGCCTGTCACCATCCTACGTACCAACCTGGACCTGCTGCTGGGGGAATACCCGCGGCGTCCCTTCGTCTACCAAGTGACCAACCTGGGAGAGGATGGCTACAACAGCTACACCGATTCCCTGCAGAAAGCCGTGTGTGAGAACCTGAAGAAGCACTTCGCGGCAGAGGTGCAAATGCAGCAGCTCCAGCAGGGGGTACCGGTGAACAAAATCCCTGGCCTGGATGAGATCGAGTTGCCAGAAGCGCTCAAGGCCCGGTTCAACAGTACCTACAAAGATGCCATTGCGGTCAAGGGCCAACGCTGGATGAAGCGGGCCATGAAGGAATACCGCATCCGGGAGAAATTCCTGCGCATGTTCAAGGACTGGCTCATTGCCGGTCGCACCTGCTCCTACAAGGGTATCGAGCACGGCACCCTGCTGTATGATCGCATCTCTCCGCTCAACCTGGATTATGATAAGTCACCTGACACCGAATACATTGAAGATGGCGAGTGGGCTGTATGCCGTCGCCTACTCACTTATTCTGATATCATAGATAAGTTCTATGAGCAGCTCAAGAACGAACAGCTGCACGACCTGGAGAATCGTTCCCAGTACAAAAGCCCCATTGCTTTTTACCAGTACCTACAGGAGACCTATGATCGGGACACCTTCACCGGTAAGATTCCTGTCTACCATGTGGTATGGAAAGGAAAGAAACAGATGGGCTTCCTCAGCTATCCTGACCCCGTGACGGGCAAGATGCAGGAAGATACGGTGGACGAGGACTACCTGCCCAACAAGGACCTGGGCGAGAAGGTCGAGTACAAGTGGGTCAATGTAGTCTATGAAGGTTACCGGGTGGGCGACAATATCTACGTCACACTGGGCGAGATACCGGTACAGCGTAATGAGATGAACAACGTCTCTGCGTGCAAGCTGCCGTACAATGGCCGGAACTACTCAGATCTACACACGGAGAACATTTCTGTACTGGAGATAGGACTCCCGTTCCAGATCATGTACATCATCATCAACTATGTACTGGAGCGTACCATTGCCAAGAGCAAAGGCAAGGTACTACTCGTGGATAAGAATGCCATCCCGAAAGGAGATGGCTGGAACGACGAGAAGTTCTTCTACTATGCAGAAGCCCTGGGCTACGCCTTGATGAACCGTGCCCAGCCAGGTGTAGACCATACCTGGAACCAGTACCAGGTGCTCGACATGTCACTGTTCGACCAGATCAAGCAATTGATCGAGCTGCAGGAGCACTACAAACAGCAGTGGGATGATGTCATCGGTATCAACCGGCCTCGCAAAGGAGAGACCTACGCCAGTGATGGCAAGGCGGTCTCCGAAATGGGCCTCATGCAATCGAGTGTCATCACCGATATGATCTTCAACTATTTTGAGGAGTTCACCGAGCGGGAGCTGCAAGGGCTGCTAGACTATTCCAAATTCGTCAACATCGATGGCGTGAAGTCCATCTACAGCAATGAGGACTTCGACAATGAGCTACTGGATATTGATCCCAACACATACGCCTATGCGGAGTTGGGCATTCTTATGAGCCGGTCTTCCGATGAGCTGGCCAAGCTCAACCAGATGAAAGGTGCCCAGAATGTACAGGCCATGATACAGGCCGGCGTCAAACCGTCTACCATCCTGGAGATATTCCAGGCCAACAACGTGGCTGAGCTGAAGATGACGCTGAAGGAGATCGAGGAGATGGAAGTCCAGATGGAGCAGCAGATGCAGATGAGCGAGGAAGAAGCGCAGAAGGCAGCGGATGAGCGGAAGAAGGACTTCGCCCAGTTCGAGAACGACCTGGAAGCCACCCTCATTGACAAGGAGTGGGACCGGAGGGATCAGAACGAGATGATCAAGGGCGAATGGAACGAATTGTCGTACAAAGGAACCATGGATGCAGACGACGACGGTATCGCAGATGCCTTACAGGTAGAGCAGCTGGCCAATGATCGGTACAAGACCATGACCGATGCCCAGGTGAAGCGCGAGAAGATGCAGCTGGAGGAACGCAAGAGCCAGCGTGATGCCGCGATGAAGGATAAGGAGATCGCTTCCCGCGAACGCATTGCGGGTCGAAAGCACCAGACCGACATTGTCAAGGCACGCATAGCCGCCAAAAAGAGAACAACACCTAAAAAATAAACAGCAACAGTATGCCAAATCCATCACTCGCTGACCTGGATGCAGGAACTTCCGGGCAGCAACAACAGAACAACGACAACGATCCCAACAAGGGACAAGGGGCCGCCGCAGGAGCGGGTACCGGAGCACAAGATGAACCGGGTAAGACAGCCGCTGACTTGGAAGCTGCCCGGCAACAACAGGTAGACGCCGATGCCGCGAAAGCAGAGGCAGATGCGGCTGCAGCCAAAGCTGCTGCAGATGCCAACAAGGGTGGAGACGCTGATGAAGAACCGGAAGGCACCATCTGGGACGAGGTAGATGCACTTCGCGGAGAGAAGCTCGAAGTCAAGTGGGAAGATGAGCAAGGCGTCATTCCGGAAGAAGAATGGGACACGCCACGGGGCGTTATTGCCCGGGAACGAGCATTAGAATCCCGAGCTATTCAACGCTTTGAGGAGAGCATCATGGAGCGTGATCCGAGGGGTTACCAGTACCTGCTGCATAGAGAAGCAGGTGGTACTGATGAGGACTTCTTTGCGAAGAAAACTATCACATTACCAGCCTATGACACCTTCAAGGAAAATGTAGATTTGCAGGTAAGCGTCTACGCTGCCTCGCTGCGTAATGCTGGTGTAGGAGAGAAGCAGATCAAGCAGTTAACAGAGACAGCTGTCAAGGATAAGGAGATATTTGAGCTGGCCGATGCTGCCTACAAGAAGCAGGAGGCGGACGAGACACGCTCGATCCAGGAATTGAATGCACAGCTGGAACGGGATAAACAGCAGTACGAACGCAATGTGCAGAGCCTGAACAAGACGCTGACGGAGTATGTGGCTTCCAAAGACATGGCCATTGTAGTACCAGAAGCTAAGCGGGAAGAGTTCCTGAACTTCGTCCGCCGGAACATTCAGTACGATCAGGGCACCGGACGCTTCTTGTTTGCGCAGCCAATTGATGTCAAACAACTACCACGACAGCTGGAGGCGTTGTTCCTGCAATTCTCGGGTGGTAACATCAACGGGTTGGTGGTACGGGAAGCACAGTCAGCCAACACGCGTAGGTTACGTAGAAGCATAGAACGTTCCAAGGAGGTACAGCGCACACAGGCCGACACGTCACGGACGAGGAAGACGCTCGGCGAACTGTAGAACAAACTAAAACACACATACAATGGCCAATCCCTTTCCTGGTATTAAGTACCAAGTAGAAAGTGCGATCTACGATCCGAAGTCACAGCTGGATGAAGACAACTTCTACAACCAGCGTCAGGGACACCCATCGGAGTTGACGCGCAAGCTCACCTACATATTAGGTGACTACAACAAGAACTATCCTATATCCCTGATGACGATGGGGGGTATCGGATACGAAGGCAATGCAATGAAACGCGCTGCCGTCGAGCTGGACGATCCTCAGTTCACCTATCCGGTGATGGGCCGTATCGAGAAAGCCTCCATCGTTACCTTCACCCAGTATACGGCTACCGATAAGATAGGCGTCGGCAACTCCGAGTTCTATCTGTACTTCTCTGACAACTGGATCAAGCGTTATTTCATCATCCAGTCTGCCAAAGGCATCCAGGCCTGGGTAGCCAAGGACCCCGAGTTCACAGGCGGGTACTACAAGTACACCTGTATCCTCGATCCGGCGCTGCCGACCGACACTTGTCCTTTCAGTGAGGTTTCCGAGAATGCTTCCTGGATTGCACTGAACACCGCCGTCTCCGAGAGCCGTTCGCGCTCAACCGAAACCGGAATGGCCATGCCAGGTCTGTACAAAAACCAGATGGGCTTCCTGCGCGGCGGTATGAGCTGGGCTGGTAACTCTGCCAACAAGGTCATGAAGATCAAAGTGATGACCGACAAAGGCGAGACCGATGTCTGGATGGATTATTTCATGTGGCAGTTCGAGATGAAGTGGCTGGCACAGTGCGAGAATGCGTATTGGTATAGCCGCTACAATCGCCAGGTCAACGGCGAGATACTGACCAAGGACCTCATCACGGGCAAGGTTATCATGCGTGGCTCGGGCCTGCTGGAACAGATCCAGAACAAGTCCAGCTACTCCAGCCTCACCTACGAGTTCCTGACCAACCAGATCGGTGATGCCCTGTTCGGCCAATCGGATACCGCCAACATGTCGATCACGCTCCACACAGGACGTGGCGGTATGCGCGAGTTCGACCGGGCGATCAAAAAGGCGGGTGGTACCATCCTGCAAAACCTGGGTTCGGTGTCCAACATCGGTGACAAGTTCGTGACGGGTACCGGTTATCACCTGGCGCTGGGTGGATACTTCGATCAGTTCTACCACATCGATGGCTACTACATCAAGGTAAAGCACAATCCCATCTTCGATATGGGTGTGGTCGCTATGGGCCAGCAGGCCGGTGGTTACGTACACCCTGAAACCGGGTGGCCGCTGGAGTCATACCGCATGGTCTTCATTGATGATGCCGACTACGATGGTCAACCGAACATTCAACACGTAGCCCAGAAAGGTCGTTCCTTCCTGCACGGTGTCATCCCGGGTCTGACCCCGATGCCCCGTTCGCTGCAGGTGATGAACAAATCCTGGAGCATTGAAGTCGAGAGCAGTGTATCCATGCTGACCACCGACATCGATGAGTCAAGCTACACCCGATTCAAAAGCTGCGGCATACAGATTCTGCGGGCCAACCGTTGCTTCGACATGGTCTGTATCGCTGGACAATAAAGAGCTGTTAGCTGTAGTTCCTGTTCTGTCCAAGGCCCCGTGTAAAAAGCGGGGCTTTCTTTTTCCGGGAATAACCTGTACATTTGAAAGAAAACCACACTACCATGTCAGACAAGCACGCTAACAGCAGAAAAGTCACCATCTTCCGTGCCGGCTCCTTCCTGGAGAATGCACAGAAAGAAGCGCAGGAGTTCATGAGCATGTCCAAGCAATCCATCGGCTCCTACTTCTCCGGTACCCTCGGCTCCTCTGTGGGCAATGGCCTGAGTTTCGCGGAGATTGATGTATTGATGCCACTACTGATCGATATTCCCAAAGATGATCGTACATTCCGGGAAGGCGTTACTACTTTCTTCAAACAACTGTTGACGACGATACCGTACGGTACCGGGCGCGAACTGGAGATCGGGCTGGAGCTGGACAACAGCAAGCCGGTGACCTATGTAGATAGCAATGGTACACGTAACCTGCCTATTAAGATACAGGATTACATACGCTACCGACACGCCGTAGGCCACCCCTGGGTAGCTGGTAGTAAAGCAGAGGCACAGGGCAACATGCTGAAGATATTCTACATCTTTGACCCCGAGGCCGTGAGTGCACAGACCGCTGCTATCGGTAAGACATACGACGAAGCCATGGCCACATACCTGGGGCTCAAGAATGACCTGGAAAAGGTGGATGCCATGCTCACGATGATGGATGTGGACATACGCAAGTTTCTCATCATCGAGTCGCTGGACGAACGAGCCGACGCCAAGATGGGTGAGCTGCGCGAGAAGGTCCAGGGTGATCCTGCCAAGTTCCTGGAACAGTACAAAGGCGATCACTTCGAGTACCGCTTCCAGGTGCTCAAGATGATCAATACCGGTGTCATTCGCAAGATCGGCAGCCAGCTGGTAGACAACGAGACCGGCGGTATCCTGGGACACAATATGGAAGAGGTCATCTACTATCTCAAGGATGTCAACAACTCAGAGAAGGTAGCTATTCTGAAGGCCAAGACGCAGGAAGCGATGAAAAAGAAGATCAACATCGCCAAGGCAAAGCCCAGAGTGGCCACCACCCGCTAAAAGCAACACACTATGTTCGTCAAGGAAATGCACATTGAGGTCAACCAGTCTACCCAAAAGATAGCGGCCAACCGTACACGGAAGCTGCTGGACGAAGAGGTAGACTGGTTACTGAACAAGAACCAGCAGCGCCTCATCCAATCCCGTGTCACGCCCCGTAAAGATGGCAGTGGTGGCTTTGAGATCAAGCAGTTTGACATCGATGCTATCCGGGCATTGCTGGTGACGGGGCGGGAAGTGTCGGCCTATGTGGCAGATCCACGACGAACCAAGGCCTTACTACCAGGGGACTATGCGCACCTCATCTCCGATGAGTCGGTGATCAAACGGGCAGATGTAGACCTGGCAGGCAACTGTGTCAAGCCCACGAGCACTACCCTTCAGACCAATCTACTCCTACTGCCGCTACCATTGTCTCCGCTGGGTACCGGACCTTACTATGGTTCCGTACAGGTGTACATCAATGGCGGCCTGGTATTCGACATACAACAGTTCACCCAAAGCCGTAATACCACCTACATAGGATATGACAGCAAAGCAGAGGTCTTCTTCCTGCAACACTGCATTTTACGGGAGTTGGCTGACGCCGGCTGGCGGATATACTGGGAGCGGTATGGGGAGCGATTCTACCCAAAGACCTTCATCATCGACCTGGGGCCAGCGGCGGGTACCGGATCAGTCATCATAGACGGGCAGACCTTCAACGGCCAATCTGCCACCTACTCCATGCAGGTGCTGGACTATTACCAGCAGCCGGCAGAAGATCAGTCCAACCGGCTGACGGGGTCCCATATCATTCAGAACCTGCGGGAAGTCGCCTTCTACAAAACCCAACCCGAGTCTCCTATCAGTGAGTTAGCAGGAGGAATGCTCTACACCTATACAAACAAAACCTTCATAGTAATCAGCAACCGGTTCACCTACATTAGGAAAGCCCGAAATATCTCTCTAACATTGGGGCAGGATTGTGAGCTGCCCCCCGAGTACCACCAGATGATTTGCGACCTGACCGTTGAGTACTTCAAAGCGATGATCGCCGATCCGAACTGGGAGGTCAAGCTCAAAGACAACATGACACGCACACCCATCTAAAAAACGCACTACATGGCTTACAAGAACAATTTTCTCAAGATGCTCTGGGGTAACAACGTCCAGGGTGTCATATCCGGTGCTGTGGCCTATACGGCACAGGCCACTTACGCGGCCTTTATGGCCAACGCACTAGCCGGTGAGCTGGGCGTATTTGACGGAGACACAATGGCCCTCGTCTCGGGTGCCGGTGCTGCTTCGCTCACAGAGAATATATTCGTGGCCGTCATGCGGGACGGGGCTGCAGAACGCACGCCTGTCTTTAAGATCGGGGAGGTACTGGCTACACGCACTGCCTATAGTGCACCTGTCAAACAGGTAAGCACCATCAACCTGGGTATCTTCGCCAGCTTGATCTTACAGGATATCACCTACACTGCCGTGGCGTCCGGTACTGGCGGCAATGCCATCACGGTCACCAACGTTGTAGCGGGTAACAACACGCCATTGACCATCGGTGTAGTAGGTAACGCTATCACCGTCAACCTGGCCACCAATGGTGGAGGTGCCGCTACCAGCACGGCTGCACAGGTACTTGCTGCTATCCAGGGATCCGTCGCTGCCTCCGCACTTGTCAATGCCGCTGTCACCGGTAACACTGCCACGGTACAAACCGCTGCCGGTGCCACCAATCTCGCTGGAGGTGCTGCACTCACCAACCCAACAGTTGGTCAGGTCTTCGAGATCGGCATCGTGGAGACCACCCCGGGCAACCAGCCTTTCCCCACCTACGACTACCAGTATGTCTCCGTCGCAGGGGACACGTTGGATACGGTCGCGGCTAAGCTGGTCAACCAGATCAACAGCAACCTGAACTATGCCAACGCCAATCGGGACCTGATCCTGACGGCTGTGTATAATAATACCACCAAGGCGATCACGCTGACGACCATCAACTTTGGCGTCAGCTTCCGGGTACTGACGAAGTACGATCTGGACCCGGTATCCAGCATCACCTATACGACGCCCATGCACCTGGGTTCTGGCTTCCCACAACAGGTCAGCCTGCTGCAGGATGCACTGGACATCTACAAGGGTGTCACCACCAACTACCCGCTCCAGGGCAGCAACCCGCAGGACTGGGGAAAGCCAACGGACCAGGTTATCCAGACGGTGGGATACAACTATTACACGCTCACAGGCTTCAAATACGATGTGTCCAAGACACCTGCACACCAGCAGGCGTTCCAGCGCTTCATCATAGTGGCTGTACCCAGCACGGGTACCACACCGGAAGCCCAGCTGAAGAACATATTTGGTCTCTGATCTTTATTCCTTCCATCCTACAAGAGAGGCCATGTGCCTCTTTTGTTGCTTAAAGCCATCGCATGACGCCCAACGAGATCACTACACTGCTGGCCATGAACCTGGGAAAGGAGCTGGATGTTCCCTTCAAGAAGGCCATGTACGAACGGGTAAAGTACTGGCGGGCTACCTTGATCCGGCAAACCTTGCAGGCACATCCCCGGGAATCTCATTACTTCCAGCAGTCCATCTATCTTCCGTTGGTAAAGACCAACACGCTAGAGCCCTTGGACCCGAGGCTATCTGCCTGGGCGGCTGTGACTAGTATAGAGGTACCCTTACCCATCCGCATAGCCGACTTCATATTCAGTTACATCGGCGGGGTAGACGGCAAAAGCCCCTGGCAATATGCGAACATCGGTACCAGCGCGTACCTTACGGCGGGCAGCTATGCCGGTAAGTTCCCCACCATCAACTACATCAACCGCAGGATCGCTGTGACACCCTGGCCGGATTTGGAATATGTCATGGTAAGTGGTATCTTCAATTCACCCGAAGAGGCCATGATCTATGAGACGAGGCCACCGGAACCGAACAAGGATTGGTGGGACACCGATATACCCATGAGCGGTGATGTGGAACAGCGGGTGATCCAATGCAT